TCACGTCACACTTCAGGCGCAACTGATTCACTTGGACGTGAGAAACCCTTCTTCAATATCGTCACGGCCGCAGTAAACATTTGGTATCGCGCAACGGATATTGACCGAAAGGACATTCGCCTTATTCCTATACGCCAATCAGATATTGGAATGTCGTTCATTGCAAACGTCCACCTTCAGGAGTGGATGAAGCGTACTCGTTTCGGCGCATTCCTAAATGATTGGGGACGTACACTCTCTAAATACGGCTCGGCAATTGTTAAGTTTGTCGAGAAAAGCGGAGAACTCTATCAGATCCAATGGACTTTGATGCCATTCCTCATATCGAAAAGTTCTACAAAACACCAGAACAACTGCGACGAATGGAAAGCTACGACCAAGAGCAGGTAAGCGAACTTATTTCAGCAACAAGTACTCGCAAGACACTTGATGGTACTGAACAGGATAATGCTGATAACTTCATAGAAATATACGAAGTACATGGACTCATTGATTCACGTTTGCTCGAAGATAATCCAGATCTTTCTATCGAGGATTCAGAGATAAAGTACATTCAGCAAATGCACGTCGTTTCATTTGTTCAGGCAAAAGATGGTAAATACGATGACTTTACGCTCTACAAGGGACGTGAAGCAAAGGATCCGTACATGATTACGCACCTCATTGCAGAAGAAGGCCGTACCCTTGCTATAGGAGCCGTAGAGCACCTCTTCGATGCACAGTGGATGCAGAATCACTCAGTAAAATCCATCAAAGATACACTCGATATTGCCTCGAAGCTTATCTTCCAAACCTCAGATACGAACTACGCAGGACGAAACGTACTTTCGGCAATCGAGACTGGAGACATATTCGTACACCAGCCAAACGCACCACTCACGCGTCTCGCAAATGATAAGCCAGACATTTCAGCGTTCATGAACTTCCGTCAGATGTGGGCAAATCTTGGTCAGGAAGTTACCTCTACACCAGAGGCAGCACGTGGTATTACGCCGCCATCAGGAACCGCTCTTGGAACCGTGCAGATCGTCACTGGTCAGGGTCTCTCTCTCTTCGAAATCATGACGGAAAACAAGGGTCAGCACATCGAAGATATGATGCGTGAATATGTCATTCCTTATCTTAAGAAGAAGATGGATACGACAGATGAACTTGTGGCAACGCTCGATCAGCAATCTATTGCAGAGATCGACTCTGTATACATTCCAAATAAGGCAGCACAGGCATATAACGCAGACGTTAAGAAAACGTTGCTTGCAGGCGGTGTTCCGACGCCATACGACCAGCAGGGTTATGAGGCAGCTGTGGCAAACACCATGCGAGGAATGGGAAATAAGCGCGTATTTAAGCCATCAGAGATTGATGAGGCCTCGTGGAAGGATGCTCTTAAGGATTTCGAATGGCGCGTAAACGTTGAAGTAACTAATGAAAATGTTGATAAGCAGGTGGTTCTCCAGACGCTCTCGTCTATACTCCAGACTGTCGCTTCTAATCCAGCAATCCTCCAGGATCCAAATGCAAAGATGATCTTCAGCACTATACTCAGTGAAACAGGAAGGATAAGCCCACTTCAGTTGTCTGCTACACAAGCACTTGCTGCACAACCAGCACAACCTACTCCACCAACACAGATGAGCGGCCAACCGCCGCCAACCACGGGTGTGGAAACCGCTCAATTACTCGGTAAATAAAAAATAAACTATATGTCAGAACGAGCTACGCTTCGAGACGTAATAAATTACGAACCAGATACGTACCTCACGCAAGACGACATAAAACTCATTCAGGCCACGTTTCGTGGAAATAATGAGCTTGTAGCGGTATTGCGCAAGGTGTTGCTTCCGTCGGTAGGTGATCCTAACCTTCCGATCGAAGAATTGAATAAGGATATGTGGCTGGTCGGCAGAGACTACGCACAAATCCCAGACGATGCGATAAAATCCATTGTGCTCGCACGACAGGATGCAATTCAATTCGTACTAGGAGGCCTCATCCAACTCAAGGTAATAGCTAACTCTAAGACGGAAGATCCGATGGAGACTGCGTTCAAACGAGCGAAGGATAGTACTAAATAGTCCACAGTGTTTTTCTTAAAAACGCAAGGTATAATTTAATCACCATCGGTGGTAGTACCACCCTAAAAACAAAGCATGGAACCCGAAAACTTGGAGCAGACTGACTCCCTAAACCAGACACAGGAAGAAGTCATTACTGAGGATGTTGAAACAGAACTCGCAGCAGATGACACGGATAATTACTCCGATGATATTGAGGAACTTCGCAAGAAAGCTCGGCTCGCGGAAGATTACAAGAAGCGGGCAGAGATCGCCGAAAAACGATGGAAGTCCCTTGAAGGCAAAAAGCCTAAAGCAGAACCTTCAGAACAGCTATCACCAAAGGACTTCTTGGCTCTAACTGAGAACAAAGTGTCCGCTGATGACTTCGATGAAATAATCCGCATGTCAAAACTAATTGGCAAGCCAGTCAACGAAGCACTCAAGGACTCTACGATCAAGAATATCTTGGCGGTACGAAACGAAGAACGCAAAACTGCTCTTGCAACCCAAGTTAAAAGCAGTCAGCGTCCTTCAACTAAGGGTAGCGGTGAAGACCTTCTTGTCCGCGCCGAAAGAACAGGTGAAATGCCTGATTCCGAGGATGCGCTAAGAGCAATCGCCGAAGCTCGACTGGCTAGAAAGCGAGTTCGCTAAGAACTAACTAGGTGTGGCTAGTCTGGGTGTGGCTTACAAACTAAGCCTTTAATCATGGCAAATACGCTTTCAACTCACACACTGCGCCAGCGATACTTCCAGAGCAATCTCGATGTAGCGCTCCGCAGCGCACTTGTCGCTGAAAAGGTATGTCGCGTTGACCGCACGGACCAAAAGACCCTTGAGAATCCGTACATCACGCAGCAGACTGCAGCGATTCAGGCTGTTGCTGGTACCTACTCGGTATCCGCAATGACCACCACCGATGACACGCTCACTGTGTCTGAGGAAATTATCTTCGGTACTCACGTGTTCCGCTTCGAGGAACTCACGTCCAACTTCAACCTCATGGCTGATTTCATGGATGACCTTACCTACTCGGTTGCCTTCAAGGTAGATCAGTATGTTCTTAACAAGATCCTCGATGATGCTACGGGTGCATACACGACTCCTACGGGCGGTTTCACGACTGCTGCAAACGTACCAGTAATCTGCGCAAACCTTATTTCAAAAGTCGCAGGCTATCAGTCAGGTATTGCAAACGGCTTGTTCCTCGTTATCGAGAACACGGACGTTGTTGGTTTCGCTCAGGCACAAGTTTCATCGGGTTTCAGCTATGCAGACGCTGCTTTGAACAACGGCTTCATGGCAACCTACATGGGCATCGACATCTACGTCGTTCGCTCAGGTCTGTTCACGACGGCAACGCTCGGTACGCTCAGCGCAACGAACTCTGGTCATCGCCTCTTTGGTGTAAAGGGTATCGCTACCTTTGCTTCACCACGTGGCATTCAGTACGAAGAGAAGGGTGTTTCTGGCAAGACTGGCAAGGAAATTGTCGTTTCGGCAGTTTGTGGCGCCAAGTGCTGGACTCCCAAGGCAGGTCTTCTCATCGACATTACGCTCGCATAACTTATCAGCCCTTCGGGGCTGTATGGAGGGGTACCACACCGCCCTTCCGCACAGCCTCGAAGCTAAATAAAAACTCATGGCAAGATCAAAGGTATCAGCAAAAGAGGAAGTAAAGGTATCGGATGAACGTCAGGTACGTTGGGAGAAGTTTCTCGACACGTACAAGGCGCAGAATCCAGTACGATTTGCTCGCCTCGTTGATGCTGGTGAACTTACTGACACGCCGCCTGAGTCATTCGTCTAATATGCAAAAAAATGTATACATTGCAGGACTTGTGGCGATTGTGCTCGCTGTTGGTTTCGCACTTGTAGGTGGTAAGGGTCCTTCCCTTGGCGCCGTAGCAAGTCCAGATCTCATCAGTCCGTACTTCTCGTTTGGGGGAGTGCGACAGTGGGCGGCTCACACGGACAGCCTGAAATCAGCAACGACTACGGTCTGCGCAATTCAGAGTCCAGCAGCAACCAGCACGCTTCGCTTCGGTTCTATCAAACTTCTAACCAGTTCGACGACGGCCACGACGGTCACGCTCGCAAAGGCATCAACGGCATTTGCTACGACAACTGATCTTGGATCGTATTCAGTGGGCGCTAATGCTCAAGCTACGCTTGTTGCGTCTAGTTCCCCAACGAGTGGGAATACTGCTCTAGTCTTCTCACCAAATACCTTCTTTGTGGTTGGTATGGCAGGAGGAGTTGGAACATTCTCTCCAGCGGGTACGTGCGAAGCAGTTTGGGTAGAAAACTAGCAGGTCTTCTCTGTCCCTTTACGGGGGCAGAATAAGGGCTACTAGCCCATAAAATAACACCATGTCTGCCACCTTCAACGACACTACAAACTACAAAGGGTTAGTTCAGCTTTACGAACGAGAGATCGGCGCTAATCGTGGCGACATCTCTGGGAGTACTGATCGCCTAAAAGAGTTTGCAAGTGATGTTAACTCAGCGTTGGATGATTTTGTTGAGATGGCTATCAAGAGTTCTGGGACGTGGCAGTTTGACGACACTAATTTTAGTGACTACCCAATCATCACAACAAATCTCGTTCAAGGTCAGCGAGATTACTCATTCACTTCTGATGAGACGGGCAATCTAGTTCTTGATATCTACAAAGTCTTGGTCGCTGATGCAGATGGAAAGTATCGCGAACTCACTCCACGAGACGCTCAAAGCGAGGAAGATACTAATGGCTTCTGGAATGGCGAGAACACTCAAGGATCTCCTCACGAATATGACAAGACAGGTAATGGTATCTTCCTCAATCCAATTCCTAACAATAACGTCTCGAACGGTCTCAAAGTCTATATAAACCGCGAAGCAAGTTACTTCGCTCACACGGATACGATTAAGAAGCCAGGCGTTCCAGGTATTTTCCACAAGTATTTCGCACTTCGCCCTGCACAGGACTACGCTCGTAGGAATAACCTAGCCAATCATGACCGCATTCAAGGTGAAGTATTGCGCAAGGAGCAGGAGATTCAGTCCTACTTCGGTGAACGACCTAAAGATGAACGCCGCAGATTACAAATCGCATTAGAAGATAACAAATAATATATGGAAGACACACTAAAAATTAAAGGAACATATC